GTAGTTGTGTACTCATTCGCAGTGATGAAGATCTTGACTCCATTTTTGCTAGTGGAGAAATGATGGCCAAGTATGCCAGCAAACGTGCTGGCATTGGCTTGGAGATAGGTCGTCTACGTCCGTTGGGTAGTCCCATCAGAGGTGGCGAGATCATGCACACTGGGATGATTCCATTCCTTAAGAAATGGTTCGGTGACTTACGTTCATGCTCACAAGGCGGTATTCGCAATGCCAGTGCTACAGTGTTCTATCCCATATGGCATTTACAGTTTGATGATCTCATTGTACTGAAAAATAATCAAGGTACAGAAGAAACTCGTGTACGACACATGGATTATGGTGTTGTACTGAGCGCATTCTTTTGGCGTAGATTTAAGAACAAAGAGAACATAACGTTCTTCGATCCCAATGAAGTTCCTGATTTGTATGAAGCATTTTACAAGAACATTCAACGGTTTGAAGAATTGTATGTGAAGTATGAAAAACGTAAAGACCTACGTAAGAAAACAATGTCAGCTGAAGAAGTATTCAGGTCTGGCATACTTAAGGAGCGTACAGATACAGGTCGCATCTATTTGGTGTTTATTGATAATGTTATGGAACAAGGTCCTTTTGATCCTGAATACCATACCATATATCAAAGTAACTTGTGCTGCGAGATCTTATTACCAACTCGTCCATTTAAGAGATTAGACGACGAGACAGGACGCATAGCGTTATGTACACTGGGATCCATCAACTGGGGTGCGTTCCGAAACCCAGAAGACATGCGTCGTGCATGTCGCATACTACAGCGTAGTCTGTGCAATATATTGGACTATCAAGATTTCTTGAGCATCCAAAGCAAGCTCAGCAACGATGAAATTCAACCCTTAGGCATTGGCGTAACTAATCTTGCTTATTGGCATGCAAGAAGGGGGATTAAATATGGCGACAAAGATGCATTGGCAGAAGTTAAAACATGGATGGAGCATCAGGCCTTTTACCTTACAGAAGCCACGGTCGAGCTGGCGAAAGAAAGAGGAAAGTGTAAAGACTCAGACAGAACAAGATACGGACAAGGAGAATTCCCCTGGGAAAGACGAGCAGCAGGAGTCAACGAACTTGCCGACTTTACCCCGGAACTCGACTGGGAATCACTGAGAAAGGAGATGACCCAACATGGCGTACGAAATGCTACTCTTATGGCTATTGCTCCTGTGGAGTCAAGCAGTGTTGTTATTAACAGTACTAACGGTATTGAAATGCCTATGAGTTTGATCAGCACTAAAGAATCTAAAGCAGGATCATTCACACAGGTAGTTCCGGAATATAATCGATTGAAACACAAGTACCAGTTAATGTGGGAACAGAAAGACTGCGACGGTTACATTAAAACAGCAGCAGTACTAGCAGCTTATGTGGATCAAAGTATCAGTACCAATACATTCTATAATCCAGCACATTGGGCAGACCGTAAAGTTCCAACTACATTAATCGCCAAGAATTTGATGCAGGCACATGTGTGGGGATTAAAAACATTCTACTACAGTTTGATCAACAAGGCCGGCAGCAAGCAACAGGCGGAACTAACACCAGAAGTGCATTACAACGGATTCCACAATGAACGAGAGTTGATCGAGGATGAAGATTGTGAGGCCTGCAAACTATGAAAACACTTAGAGAATATATTGATTTGATTTCAGAATCTACCAAAATAGATGATGAGTGGTTTAAAGACGGAGCTTTCAACACTTTTAAAAAGCCAGCCGAAGAAAAGTATGAAATTGCCAAAGAACCCGGAACAGTTGATACACTCGAAGGACCAGTTCGATATGAAGCAGGACATTATATCATGACAGGACCTAAGGGCGAGAAATATCCTATCACTCCAGAGAAATTTAAAAATCTCAAAGACGATCAAGGAGATGGAGTTGCTACACCTAAGAAGATTCCAAAGGTAGCGAAGCTTGCAGATCACGATGGCGTATTACACACATCGTGGGGCGATCTCAAATATACCAAAGGCAACGACTACATTGTGCGTCATAGCGAAGGCGACTATGGCGCAGTAAAGACAGATATATTTCAACAAACATACGACACAACAAATGAGTAAAGCACAATACAACCTACATACAAAGACAGACTATCTTAATCGCAAGATGTTCTTGGACCCAGCAGGGCCAGTTACTATCCAACGTTTTGAAGAAGTCAAGTACAAGAAGATCGCAGACTTCGAAGCCACAGCACGTGGATTTTTTTGGCAACCAGAAGAGATCAGTCTCACTAAAGATTCAAATGACTTTAAAGATTCCAGTGACGCGGTCAAACATATCTTTACCAGCAATCTATTACGTCAAACAGCATTGGATAGTTTGCAAGGCCGCGGCCCAACACAGGTATTCACTCCTGTGTGCAGTCTACCAGAAGTAGAGGCGCTGATGTACAACTGGGGATTCTTTGAAACTAATATTCACAGCAAGAGTTACAGTCACATCATTCGTAATATCTACAACGTGCCTAAGGATGTTTTCAACACAATTCACGATACCAAAGAAATCGTAGAAATGGCCAGTTCAGTAGGCAACTACTATGACAAGTTGCATGTTATTAACTGTCGTAAAGAATTAGGTGAAACGATTCCGGAAATGGAGTATGTCAAAGCTGTTTGGATGGCACTGCATGCCAGCTATGCGTTGGAGGCATTTCGTTTCATGGTGTCATTTGCTACGAGTCTAGCAATGGTAGAGAACAAAATCTTTATCGGTAATGGCAATATTATCAGCCTAATCTTGCAGGACGAACTCTTACACAAAGGTTGGACTGCTTACTTAATCAATCAAGTAATCAAAGATGATCCTAGATTCTTAGTAGCCAAAGCAGAATGTGAAGCAGAAGTATACGCATTATATATGGATGTGATTCGTGAAGAAAAGGACTGGGCCACGTACCTGTTCAAAATGGGTCCAGTGATTGGGTTGAACGCCAACATTCTGCGCGACTTTGTAGACTTTACCGCAGTCGGCGCATTGAAAGATATTGGCATTAAGTATCAAGCCAGTGCCCCTAAGTCAACTCCGATTCCTTGGTTCAACAAACATGTCGATACCAGCAAAAAGCAAACAGCTCTACAAGAAAGTGAAAGCACTAACTACGTAATAGGAGTCATGGGAGAAAATCTTGACTACGATGCTCTTCCGGCTATATAATAAACCATGTATAAAGCACAATTCAAAAGAAATAACCCTTACGAATCTTGGACCACAATAGGACACTATGGCAGTGAACAAGCTGCCATCGCAGCAGCACTGAGTTATAAAAACAAAGGCATGCTGCTGGTCAGAGTCACAGACAAGAATGGCGGCATTGTGTACACAGGTTAATAAAGGAAACAATATGTATACCCCTAATACCAAAATACGAGAATCCGAAGATTTCCGTGCCATTTATAATGTTATGGACAAATTCCAAAAAATTGAAGAAAAGAATCGCTGTCTGAGAGTGCAATTTTTAGATTGGTTGTCAGCTAAAATGCACTCATGGGCTGTCAGCATCAAAGCTACGTCAGACCGCATCGACTCACCGTGTATTATCAAAGTAGATACTGTAAGGAAATCAAAATGACCGCAGTGGTATGGAGTAAGTATAATTGTCCCTATTGTGATCAGGCCAAGGCATTACTCACACAGAGGAACATAGCATATGAAGAACGCAAGATCGGTGACGGCTACACTAGAGAAGAGCTTTTAGAAGCTGTGCCAACAGCTCGCACAGTTCCACAGATCTTCATTAACAATCAATTAGTCGGTGGCTTTACAGAACTTAGAACTTATTTAGAACAAACAGCCGGCGGATTCGGCGAAGGGAAAATATGATGTTGATAGACAAAGGTGTTGCAGTAGGAGAAGTGGTTACATTAAAACTTACCAGCGGTGAAGAACTAGTAGCAAAATTAGCAGATGATCAGGTCATGCACTATAAACTGTCTCATCCTATGGTGATTGCCATGAGTCCAAAAGGACCTGCACTGATGCCCTACCTATTCACAGTGGATCCTAGCAAAGAAGTAAGAATAGCCAAAGGTGTAGTAGCTGTGGTAGAAGCCACAGATAAGTCTTTTGCTGATCAATTCGTAGAAACTACAACAGGAATTAAGTTAGTTTAATGCATAAATTTGTCATTATGGTCGACGGAGAACTTGTAACTTATACAAAGTACGAGGATATTCCTGACAATTTTGACCACGTAATAGAATTTGTACCTGAAATACCAAACGAGCCGCATACTGAGAACCAACACGAAGAAATTGATCAATGGAATAACAGACTTCAACTGTTAATTCAAAAAGAAAACAGCCATAGGGGGAGTTAAATATGCCAGCAGTAACTAGAATCGGAGATGCAGATGTTGCCCATTGTTCAGGCATGGTGAGAGCAGTTGGCTCCGGTGATGTCTTTGTTAACAACATAGCAGTTAGCAGACAGAGCGACATAAACACTTCACATTTGTTACCTGGTAGTCCATGTCCTTCGCATACTGCACCGATAGCATCTGGTAGCAGTACTGTCTTTGTAAATAATTTAGGTTGTGGACGAATCGGTGATGCTCTTTCTGGGTGTACATCAGTCGCCGCCGGAAGTCCAAATGTGTTTGCAGGGTAATTAATGAAAAAATTATTTTGGAACGTATTAGGATTCCTAAGTTTGGGAATGGCCTACATAGGGTTGATAACTCCAGGCATACCATACTCACCATTTATCGTGTTCTCAGCCTATTGCTTTAGCAAGGGATCGGAACGCATGCACCGTTGGATCTATAATCATAAAATATTTGGACCATTCCTTACAAATTGGAATGAAAAGAGAGTATTTCCACAGAAAATGCGCTATTTGATGTTGACAATGATGTCAATAAGCCTTATAATGATGTATGTGAGCGGAGTAAAACCCGTGGGCATATTGAGCACAGCAGGATTTATGATGATTGTGGCAATTTGGGCTTGGAGATTTCCTAATACCCCAGAAGAACACGATCGCCGCAAAGCTGCTGGCGAAAACATAGGTTG